AGGAGTTTGGCAAAACGATGATGGGTTGGAGCACGACCCATGACGAGTTGAAGAACTATGGTGCCGTTGGCGTCAGAGATTTTAATGCCGCTGTAGCACGAGAAGATGCGGCAATTACGGCTGGTATGAAGGCGCCTCGTGGGGTATGGGGCAAGGTCAATTACATGCTTGAACGTGTGGCGATGTCAGCCGACAACGCCGTGCGTCAGGCTATGTATATTGCTTCTACCGAAGCCAAGTTATCCAAGGCCGAAGCATTAGAGAAGGCATTTGAGATCATTAACTTCCGTCGCCGTGGTTCCAGCAAGATGCTGCAACTCATGGGGCAAACGGTGCCGTTCTTCTACGCCTACCTATCGGCACAGCGGGTGGCATACAAGACACTCACCGGAACTGGCATTAGCCCAACTGAACGTAAGGCAGCATTGGAAACGCTGGCACAGACGACAGCTGCGGTGATGGCATTGTCATTCATCTACGCTATGGCAAATGGCGATGATGAGGAATACAAGAAAACGCCTTCTACCGTACGGGATAGGTCGCTCATGATTCCGGGCTCGGGCGGTGTGCGTATCCCGTTGCGGCCAGACTTCTTCCTGTTCCCCAAGGTGATTGCTGAACACACCTATCAATTGCTCACAGACGAAGGATACAGCGATGGTGCCAAGATGCGGAAGAGCATGGCTGACTTGCTGGCAAATGCCACGCTGAGTCCCAATGCGGTGCCGCAGATTATCAAGCCTACCTTTGAAGCAGCGATAAATTACAGCTTCTTCGAGGGCAAGCCGATTGTCGGGTTCTTTGAGCAGAATAAGGAAGCCGGTCGCCAGTTCAATGACAGCACATCTGAAATGGCTAAGTGGTTCGGACAGTTTGGCGCATCCCCACAGATGGTGGATCACCTGATCCGTGGTTACTTTGGATCAGTAGGTGGGCTTACTTTGTGGGGTACTAACTTCTTCATCGAGGGCGAGCCAGGCGTACCACGGCCAGAACTTACCGCGCATGACATGCTCACCACGATGCCAGGTGTCGGGGCGTTCAAGCAGAAGCCGACAGAGAATGCGCTCAAGGTGGATTTCTACGAACTGCGTGATGCCATTGCTAAGGTCAAGAACACTTACGACGACATGAAGGTTCGCAGCCCGGAAGGACTAGAGGCATTCATTCAGGACGAGAAGAACTTGGCCAGGTTGGCGATGGATAAACAGATCACCAAGATTGGGGATCATCTATCCAAGATTCGCAGGGCCGTTCAGCAGGTAGCAGCAGCACCGGAATCAAGGATGTCGGCCAGCGAGAAACAAGAGAGAATCAAGGAGCTGCGTGATGTTGAGCTGGATTTACTCAAGGCCGTAGATGTGAAGGCGTTGAGAGCGCAGGCGAAGCTATAGGAAGGTTATCAGGTGTTATCAAAATCTGATAACAAGTTCTAACTGGTTTTGAGTAGAACTGTGTAGAAGTGACAGGGCCGGGAATCCCCGGCCTTGTTGTTACAGCAGATCAGGCTTTCCGGGAATAATCTCATTGATGCGTTCGCGCAGCATTCGTTCAAGATGAGTGCGCATTTCTTCAAATACTCTTTGCTTATCCACCTGACGATCTGTCATCACTGGTTTATGCTCTGGAATAACAATATCAAGCCCGATGAATTTGGCAGAAATCAGTCATAATGACGGAGGCGTAATCACGCTGAGTGCCAGACCAGTCATCCCATGTGTCACGATCTCGTGCCTCAACGAACGCCACAATCATGTCGGCTAGTTGTTGTTCGGTGATGCGCCCCTTTAACTCTTTGAGTTGCTGTATTTGCTCAAAGATATTCATTTCAATCTCTCCTTCAGCATCGCATCGGCATATTTATACGCAGCCTCTGCAACAACTTGGTCGGCACGCTGCCCCGATCCAAACTTGTAGCCTTCCGGGTAAACAAAATCTGGGTGCCATGCGTTACAGGCAATGTATCCTTGCAGAACCTGAGCCGCAAAGTAGTCACGCAGCGTCATTCCTGAGGAACCGATTGCATCGTCTTGTTGAGGAAACGCTGGCCCGCCTTTTTTGTCGTCAGTCATTTGATCGCCTTAAAGCTATCCACAGCATCATTCCCACCATTCCTGATCGCCTCTGCGATAGTGTTGGCATCAAGCCCTTGGCACATGTCGGCTACCCATGAGGCAATGAGTTCGCGCTGTCTTGCCAAAGATTGTGATGCCACATGCTCTGCAAACAGCTTGGCCGATGTGCTGGTAACAATACTGCGGTCGTCTGTATCCCACTCAAAAAATGTCTCAAACCGTTTGGCTATTTCATCGCGCGTCATGAGAACGCCCTTGTAGTAAAGCTGTATCCGTCCTCGTCGTCCCAATCTAGCTTTGGATCAAACCATCCGCTCCGTCGTCCTTCGTCATTGTGCTGAAGATTGAACCGCCCGTTCTCATTGCAGAATCCCGGTGCTTTGTACGATTCCACCATCTTCACAAAGTCCTCGTATGACACAGGATCGCCATATTCATCCTCGATGGTCTGGTCTTTCAAAAACTCTTTCCATGCTTTCCACGAAGTCAGCTTGTTCCAAGGGTAGCCTTGGAAGGAGAAGGCCCAGCCCCAACTGCTCTTGCCAATGTGGTACTCGCGTTCGCCGCGCTTACAGCATTCGCACTTGTCTTTGATGACATAGTAGTTTGTGCCCATTACCTCCTCCGTCCAATCTCAGCAGCGGCCCGGACGATTGCGCGGCGAGTGGCGGAAAGAGCGTCACCATTGTGCGATTCCGTGATCGCCATACCGATTCCAGTCAATACCTCGGTAAAGCCATCTTCTACCTCAACAGTAAGAAACACCCTCACAGCTAACGCCAAAGCATCGCCGTCGTCTTTAAGAGGATCCCACTCATCGCCCCACGGATCGTTTTTTTCTGTAGCGCAGACATACGCCACCTCTCCATACCGATGTGAATAATAATCAGATTTGCCCCATTTGATGATTTTAAGTCCTGCCGCTTTCGCGGCCAGTTCCAACAATTCGCGGTCAGTCATTTCTGCCGCCCTCCCATGTGCTGTTCAAGGGCAGACCAACCTTCAAGCTGGCTTAACCGCAATTCAAGAGATCGGCGGTTCAAGTACTCATCCATTTCGCACCAACCCTCTGTCTCTGCCAGACGCAGCTTGGCATCGCCAACGGAATTAAGCATGGATTGGAGGCTATCAATAGCTTGGTCAATTGAGTTGCGTGATGCACGCAGTTCATCAATTGCGATAATCAATTCTTCGTGTTTCATTGTCTCTCCCGATTAAGACGTTCAATAGTCATTGCCAACAAGTCCCACTCGTCTAGCTTGTAACGAGTGTAAAACCCTTTAACGCCCAGACCATGCAAGCCGGTTTGACCTTGATGATGTTCCGGGCACATTGGTATTACGAGCCAGTCCTGAGCGCGTTGCCCCGCCCCTACAGCGGCACGAGGATGGTGCAATTGAGGAGGCGTATGGCCGTATCCCAAGTGATGACACAGGACACAGCCAACATCAGCAACGGCGCTCAGGTAGGCTTTTAGATTCACGCTGCGATCAAGAAATCTTCTTTGTTCGCACCGGAACCAACTTCGTCGCGCATCCACTTAGGCATAGCACCGCGCCCACACCACTCCTGCCCGGCAGCATTGCGATACTTGGGAGCCATCTTGCGCTTCTCTTTCTTGGCAGGCTTGAAGCCAATGTCAGAAGCGGTGAAGCCCCACTCATTGATGGTGGCGCGAACCGAGGCAAGCACATCATTACGCTCGGCAGCACGCAGCTCCTCGGCTTGGCGCAGCAGTTCATCGGCTTGTTGTTTCAGATCAGCATAGGAAGTCATTTGTATCTCCTGTTGAAAGGGAATCGGATTCTATGTTTGATTCATACAGAATGCAAATCAATTATTTTGATCTGCATTGTCGGATTGTTGTTTGTAATGCTGAGAAAGTTCATCGCATCGCAATAAAGCCTTGATTTTGCATTCATAACACCTCCATCTGACAGGTCGCCCAAATCGATCACGGACACGCTGCCCGGTGGCGGCATCTTTCATACGTTGGCAACTACTGCAATATCGTTCAGTCATCAATAGTTTGAATCATCCGTATTGGCGTTCCATTCATCGCCGTCATGCAGCTCGCCAGCGAGTGCAAGATAGCCGATGCCGTCAATGATATTGTCTTGATGGTTCGGGTTCATTTGCCATCGAGCAACTTTGAACAATGTCATCATGACACCGACATCGGCAGGCGTCAGCTTGTGCCCAGAGCGTTGATTCAAGAACGTCGTCCAATATGACGAAATCAACTCAAATGAGTTCTCAGCATTGCCGTGAACAGATTGGCGGTGTTTGCAAATAAGCTCACAAGCTTCCTGTGTGTATTCTTGTCTATTCACAAATCTTCCTTGTCGTTGGAAACATAATGATCGTCAATGGTTGAATCGCGTGTATTTAATCCGTCGCAAAGATGCTTAAACTCTTCAATGAGTTTTTCAATATGTGCGTTTGACATATCTTTCCAAGCATCGCTATACAAGTCATTCAACCATTTATCCGTCATGCTTCCTCCAAAGAAAAAACAAAATTACGACAGGCGCAGCGACCATAAGACAGATCAGTGCGGTTGGAACCCCAAACATTACAGCAGATGACAGCAAAAACGTTTCGGCAAAGCCCATATATCTCTCATTTATTTGTTGTATTGCTTGAGTTATTTGAAGCAAGCAAATGTCTATACGCATACACAACCCCGCCGTCAGAAATGCCGGAGCCGTCAGTATACTCGTCCTGACATTCTGAGTCGCAGTAATCGCAGATTGCTTCAAAAAGAGGGGCAAGACGAGCCAACTCCCGCGACAGATGTTCCATTGCTTTTTGTGTATTGCCGTCATAGAACGGAGCAGTAGCCGATAATTCATCGGCAAGCCATGACAGGTGTTCGTTATCCACGCCAAAGAAGCTCATGAAGTCACCTGCTTTTTTCTCGCGCGATTGCGTTTAGACATTTTGGAATAACGCTTTTTGCTTAACTCGCGCTCACGAGCGCGCGCAAGGTCTAACTCGGATGGCCGAATAGGCGTCATAAGCATTCCTGCTAAACTTAATGGGTTATGGTTTGACATTTTTGATGACCTCCGCACATTGATAAGCACCGTCCATTTGGCCGTCAGCAAAATCCGTTTGCAAAGATTGAAACGCATCACCGAGATCATTGCAAAGTCCAGACAAACGCTGACGTTCGGAATCAAGGATAAGCTCGGCAAATCGAATCAGCCGTGGGCTAAGACTGGCACGAAGCACCCCACCAAACCCCGCGCGTTCGGCACAATGAAGAATGTCAGTTCGAGTCATCGCCGTGCTCCCGGATAGGTAATGATATTGTCAGTCATCAAGTCTTTAATTGCCTGGCGGTCGCTATCAGTCAGCGAGCGCAGAGGAAGCTCTCTGTATGACGACCACTTTTGTTGATAGGTTGTGGATTCGCTTGGTGGCGTCCAGCCCATCCGACGCCAACGCTCTGTAATGTCAGTACCGCTAGGTGTCCAAATGTAGTCGTTCATACAATCCTCATTTCAGTAATGATTCAAAATCTTTCACCAAAGAATCAGAAAGAGCCTCGCCTTTGTACGCCAGAGCAGACACAACTTTATGATTGACCGTCTTTTTGATGGCAGCTTCGATGCCAGCATTAAAGCCTTGGTCAAACATGTTGCGCTTTTCCACAAACTGAATGATTGCTTCGCGTACCAGACTGGCAGCTTTGCGATCACCCGCAGCCTGTTTAATTGCATTGAAAATGTTTTCCGGCAGATGCACGGAATAGGGAATCAACTTCTTGTCCATAACTCAAACTCCTTTTGAATTGAGAGCAACCGGCTCACGGCGGTCTGGTTGTTCGGTATGTCAGTGCGCGAGCTAACCCCCAACTCATCTTTTAACCATGCCACAGCCGATTCTTCGTCGGCTTCAAACACCTGATTAGACTCCAGCAAAAACTTCTGAAACTGTTTGTCACGACAAAGGATGGCAGCCATCCGAACATAGTCGCGGGATAGTTCCTGCTCCCGGTTCATCGGCTGCTCTTCTTCGTTGATGCGAACCATGACAACTTGATACCGAGAGCCTACGAAATCTCGCAGCAGCCCGTCAGGAACCAAGTCAGGATGCACACTGAGGGTCAGTGCGTAACCGTTCTTGTCTTGTTTAAGAGCCATCTTCACGGCTTCAAATTGCAGGGTCTTCATCAGAATGGGCAGTCGCTATCGTCATTAGATTGGTATGCAGGCTTGGGCTTGCCAGCAAACGGTGCGCTAACTTTCAACGACAACAGCCAGCCGCGCGAGGTTTGTTTCCTCCATCCGCCCAGACGAATCTTCACTAGCCCTTCGTTTGCCTGAGAGATCAGTTCTTTCAGAAGCTCAACCTCAACTTGAACGTCGCCTTGGAAGTCAGGTGACTTCTCATTCACCTTTTTTTCGTTGGGGAACAGTGCGCCGGAATTTGGGTACAGAGTGGTCATTTGAAGCTCTCCTTCATGGTTTTAAACAACTGCATCAATTGTTCATAAGTGTCAGGCTGTTCGGCCTTGAGTCGGTCGTAGGTAGTGCGGTTCTTCTTGAATACCTCCATTACATCGTCGGCGCTATCAACTAAATCCAAAGCAATATGTGTGGCATCCACCACTGCCTGTGCCCAATCCTTGGCATCGGCAGGGATAGGCAGCACGGACTTCTTCTCAGGCTCAGGTACGGTGGGGGTAAATTCCTTGGCTACTGGCTTGGCCGGTGCAGGCTTAGGCTCAGCCTTGGGCTGACGGTCAGCGCCCTGTGAAGCATCGAGTACGTCATGCTCCACAATCTCAAGCGCTGCCATCCACAGGTAGCGGCGCTGGTACGTTTGCACAGCACCCATCTGTTGAATCGGGTGGGCACCTTTGAGTTCGGCAGAGGCCATCGGGGATGTGATGGAAATCATCGTGCCGTCATCAACATCAGTCAGTGCAAGTTCGGCGTAGTCACGATTGAATGACACCACACCACACAACCCGATCTCGGCAAAAATAGACTGGATATGCGGCAGGAAATCACCAAGCTCGAAGTAATGGTAGCCGCTGAACTTGTTATGCCCGGACTTCTTTAGCTCGCGCGATTGCAGCATCACACGCGCTTGCATCAACTTCTTATGAACGCTCATTCTGCACTCCTTTGTTTGTACTCTTGATACTGCTCACACCACGGCGATACCGAACAAAAACGCTCGCATCGTGTTCTCTCACCATCACGCCTTTCAACAACATACGCTTCACCCAATTGATTAACCTGCCGTTCAGCATCTTTGGCCGACTTAAGCACCAGAGTCGCACGCTTGTTTCCTTTCTTCTTGATTGCCCATGTCGTAGGCTTTTCCCAACACTCCTCTGGCGTACAAGGTGCAAACTTGCCGCCAGCATCCGCCTCAAACAACGCCTCGCTGTGCAGGTTGATCCGATTCCGCACAAACTCTTCACGCATTTCCATCGGCCAGAGTGGAATTGACACCACCACGATAGGCGATTGTGGATAACCTTCTTTCACATCCGCCTCACGCGCCGACCAGTCGCGCAAGATAGCCACAATCTGCAACGCCACCACAGGCATCCGCTTGGCAGACTCAACAAGCCATGCGTACAAATTGAGTTGCCGTTGCCAGTCCATCTTTTCATTCATGACCGACCAGACAGATGTGCATTTGTAGTCGGAAATAGTGATGCCTTCCGGCCCAAGTTCTTGCACGTCAATCGCGCCGGATACAGTCCATCCATCAAACTCTTTGAACAGACGCTCCTCAACAATGTGATGATCGTCTTTGCCGTGCTGGAGGATGTTATGCAATGCGGAACCAAAAAGGCTCCACACCATTTCAGATGCGTCCTCCTCAATATCATCCCAATGCCGACGGCGTAATTGCACAATGCGCGGCGATGAAATCAATTCGGTGACTGATACATGGGCAGCACCCTTGCTATACTGTGGTCGCTTTAATACGTTGATAATTGTGGCCGGTAAGCCGTGCTTGTTAGTGAGTTTCATGTGTTCTCTCCCGAAGAGATGCCAGCATAGCACACCAGTTAGCAAAGTGGAAGCAATATCTGATAAGTCTATCACATGAGAAGAGCCGCCAAGCGAGACGATAATGAAAAGGAAATCGTGGTTGCCTTACGCAAGGCGGGCGCTTATGTAAGCTTCATCGATGAGCCGTGCGATCTGATCGTTGGTTATCAAGGCAAGACAATTTTGTTGGAAGTCAAAGACGGCAACAAACCGCCATCGGCTCGGAAGCTAACGCCAAATGAACAGAAGTTTCACGACGAATGGACAGGCGGAGAACTTTATGTTGTCACATGTGTTGATGAAGCACTTGACAGATTACACGGCAAGAACTAAGATTCAATCACTGCGTTGAGGCGCGGTTAGTCAGTGTGTTCTTTTAATGGCCCTTCTCCGTGGGCCATTTTTTTGAACTATAATGATTGTGTCTTTTTCCCGAGAGACAGCGATGAGGAGCTTGCACCGGTCAAAAGCCGGTGCCTCATTGCCAACCAATCTGGGCATTCTGCTTTCCCATCAATTTTGAGGGGGATAGAATTCAACAGAGTGTCCAGTTTCGTTGTTGTTATGGGGCGGGGCGCTGTCATGGCGCGTTAAGAAAGCCCGGTTGCACCAACGATCAACACGCATGGCGATTGCCTGCCTCATCCGGACTTGACGGGGCATAGGTGCGCACCGTGGCAGTCGCCAGCCGTGTTGGTGAATGCGCAGGCTGATGCGCTTATCACTTGAGACTTGCTAGTTGCGGATGCCAAGTTCATTCCTGCGTTCGGCGCACATGGACAGCTTAAAGCCTAGAGATGCAAGCAAGCCCGAGATCAGCGCGGGCCGCCGACAACCAACACGCATGGTGGTGAATGACCCGATCTAGACGGGGCGTGCGATCCACAATTTCACCTCCAGCCGTGTTGGTTACAAGCAGCCATATACAGACTACGAGTCTTGAAAGCTGCGCCAACAAGTCGGGAATGCGCGAGACAGTTCGACTTTAAGCTACAATCGCGATGACAGCCGGAAAGACGGCACCAACACGCATGGCAATTGAGCAGGCCGGGGTCGCTCCCAGTGCGCAGCCCGATAATTGGCTAGTCGGGACAGTTGCCAGCCGTGTTGATTCTCAGCACGCATGGCAATTCAGGCAGGT